CCGAGTGCGAACCGCCGTTTCCGAAACCGCCCGCTCCGGACGACGAGCCCGCGCCGCCGGCCTGCGGCTGTGTCCCGACGCTCTGGCCAGACCCGGCCGCTCCACCTGCGCCGCCGCCCGAACCTCTTCCGCCGCCGCCACCACCGCCCGCGACCGGACCCGCGCCCAACACGCCGCCGACGCAGCTACCGCCGCCACCACCACCACCGCCACCACCAAAAATGTTGCCGTTCGTGTTGTCGATCTCGGTCGGCAAAGTGATCTGAAGCGCATCGGTACCTCCGATGCCGGCTGCACCGGCATTTGATGCGCCGGCGGCTGCGCCAGCGCCAGCTGCGCCGCCGGCGCCGTATAAGTTGCCGTTGTTGATCAGCGTGATCTTGGAGCCGGCGGCCCAGCCGACGCCGCCGTAAAGGGCCGGGTTGAGACCGGCCACACCAGATAGCGTTACCCCGCTGTTGATCGTCGCGGTCACGTGCACCGCGTCGACCGGCGAGCCTGCTTTCGTGTAGAGGATGGCGGCGGTCTCGTTCGCGCTGTAGACCACGCTGATCGGTCGCAACGCACCTGCGCCCATCAGCATTTGCTGCATGCCGCTCACGACAGTCCGCCGCCGCTGATCACCGCTTCGGCCGCGGAATTGAACCAGATCGTGACCAAGCCGCGCGCCGCTAGCGTGCGATTGCCCGTGTTACCGGTGCCCACTTGGCGCAACGTGAAGCCACTGCCTTGCGCGATGGTGATCGCGCTACCGCTGTCGTTGTAGACGGAGAGCGCGTCGCCGCTGGCGAACGTGGAATTCGGAACCGTGATCGTGCCGGTCGACGCGTAGCACTTGCCACGCTCATTGACTGTGGCCGTCAGGCCCGTCGTGCTGACGCGTGGCACCGACCGGTAGCCGATCTCGATGCCGTTGTGCTGCGGCGTGCCGCTGAAGTTGGGCGACGCGAGCGGCGCATAGGCGGAGCCCTGCACGCCGTCCAGCATATCGGCATCGAGGCCGCTGCCTGAGCCATCGTTGCCCTGCGTCCACACGAGCGCACCGTTGACATTCAGCAACGCGCCCGGCATCTCGTACTTGGTGCCGTCATAGAACACGTAGCGGGACCCGCCGCTCTGATCGCCCAGGTAGCACACACCGGTCGGACCGTTGCGTCGTGCGTGGAAGTCGCCGTTGGTGTCGATCAGTGCTCGCGTGCCGCTGCCCACGTTCACGTTGCCGGTGAATTGGGCCCCCGCCAGCAGTGCGAACGCGGCAGAGTTATTGCCGTCGAGCAGATCCGCATCGATGCCGCTGCCCGCGCCATCGACCGTCAGCAGCTTCGTCAGCACATCGGCGGCCGTGTAGCTCGACAGCTTCACGTACGCGAGCGGCATCTCCACCCACGCCGTGCCGCTCCATTCTTCGAACAGGTCGTTCGCGGCGTTGTACCGCTTGACCCCCGCAAAGTTGGCAGTGATCGTCTCGCCGTCGAGCAGCTTCGCCAGCGCCTTGATCGAGTCGCGGATGTTCTGCGTGTAGCCGGTGGAGTAGTTGTCGCCGATGTCCGGCTTGTCGAAGTTGATCGCCATCGCTGCTCCTTAAAGCACGCCATCCACCGAGTAAGAAAAGTCGGTCGCCACCAGGTTGCCCGTCACCGGGTCCCACATGCGCACCTTGAACTGCGTCGGGTTCGGTGCATCGGTGAACTCCACCGCCCATTCGCGCCGGCTGGTCGTCTGCGGTGTCACATTGATCGCATCGACATCGATCCACGGCTTCGCAAACGTGACGCTGCAGACGCCCGACACGAAATCCGCCGCATTCCTGCGCCCTGCCTCGGTGTCGGTCTTCAGCGCCAGGCGCAGGTTCAGATCGCTGATCTCGACCAGGTCGTCACCACCGGTCGCAGCGAAGTTGAGCAGCACCTTCACCCACCGGAAGTTGCTGGCCAGCGCGCTGAACACGCCGGCGAAATCGGTCCACGGTCCGGTGGCGCTGGTGTTGCTGACGCTGAGCGTCGGCGTGATCGTGACGCTGCCACTCGCCGCGAACGTGGTCAGTACCAGCTGGATCAGCGTCGTCACCGCGATCGTGGTGCCGTAGTCGAACACGCGCTCGTAGCTTCCGCTCGTCGCGCCCGGCATGAAGTAGAGCGGAAAGCCGGCGTTGATCTGATCCTGCGGCGTGTTCCACGAGCGCGACGTGAAGTGCGTCGCAAAGGTCTCGCTCGTGAGCAGCGGCGCCTTGAGCTTCGCGGCATCGAGGATGCATTGCGTCTTCGTGCCGCTGAAATCGTCGTGCCAGTCGATCTGCAACCGGAAGTTGCTGGGCGGATCGACCTTGATGCTGATGCTGACCGGCGTGCCTTCGTTGCCGGCACTATCGACCGCCGCAATCCAGTACAGATACGTGCCGCCGGCGCTCTCTTGATGCGTTGTGAACGTCTGGTCACCGCTCTTGTCGCCGATGCTCGCCGCGCCCGCCCACGTTGCGCCCTTGCGCATCCGGTAGCTTGCGATCGGCAGGCTGGCCGCCGGCCGCGTCCACCGAAACTGCAAGTGGTTGACGATCACGTCGGCCAGGAAGCTGCCCGGCGCCGCCGGCGCCGTCACCACGATGTCGACCGCGAAGCCGGCGCTCTCGTTGCCGGCGACGTCGAGCGCGCTCACCCAGAAGCGTTGCGAGTTGACCCAGTCGGCCTTCGCCTCGAAGCGCGTTGACAGCGGCTCGGCCACGATCGGTGCGGTGGCGAACACGGCGCCCTTGCGCACGCGGTAGCGATCGACGGCAAAGCTGCCGGTCACCGCCGACCAGGTCAGCACGTAGTTCGGCCCGACCAACAATCCCGCCGCCGCCGGCACCGCCGGTACCGCGACCACCACGTCGACCGACGCGGCGATCGCCGAAAAGCGCTCGCCGTCGTCGACCGCCTTGATCCAAACCTTGTACGTGCCACCGCTGCGAATGCGCCAGAAGTACGACGTCGCCCCGACGCGCGTCGGCGCAGATCCCGCCAGCGGCGGCGCGGTTTCCCAGCTCGTGCCGCCGAGCCGCAGCTCGTACTCGAACACGTCGAGATCCGGCACCGCGGTCCAATGCAGCCGGATGCCGAATTCCTCGAGCACCGCGAAGAACCCCGTCACGTTCGCCGGCGGCGCCGTTTTGCCCAACGCCGTAAACGTCCCGCTCACCGGCGAAGACGCGTTGCCGAGCGAGTTCAACGCAACGACCTGCACCTCGTAGGCGCCGGGGTCGATGTTCAGAATGTCGATCGTTTGCTGCGTCGTCTGCGGCAACGTTTGCCACGTCGCCAGCGCGCGGCGCCAAGAGATCACGAAGCGCTGGTTCGGTGCGCCCGGCGTGAATGCCACCGTCAGCTTCGCTTTCGCGACACCGCGGTCGAGGAACAGGCTCTCGGACAGCAACAGTCCGGTCACCGGCTTCGCGTGCGTCGTGAGGCGCGAGACCGGATAGTTCTCCAGCTGCAAGCCCTGCTCGATCGCGCCGTATTTGCTCGGGTTATGCGCGACCGCCGTGATCTGAAACTCGTTGCTGCCCTCGACTTCGCCCACCCCAAGCACGCGCCACGTGGTCGGCTGCACCGCGTTGCTGGCCAGCAGCCATACGCTTTGCGCGGTGGGCGCCACCGGCAGCGCGGTGGCCATGTTTAGCTTCTGCCAGGTACCCGCGCCGTTGGCGACCGTGCGGCTCAGCACGGCAGGCGTCGCATCCGGATCGACCACCAGCAAGGTGTACGTCTCGCCCGCGTTCAGCGTCACCGCCGTATCCAGCGTCACCGCCAGCGTCGTGGCGCTGCGGATACGGCCGCCGATCCGTTCGTTGGCCTTGCGCACATCGGCGATGCGGATCACGCGCCCCGGCGCGGTCAGCACGCCTTCGCTGCCCACGCGGAACGCCACGACCTCGGTCTCGTTGATTTCCGAGTGCAGCAGCCACTTGCCCGCGCGCACCGCCTGGCCCTTGGACGTGCAGCCGAACGCGACAATCGACTCGTCGACGATGCCGTAGCGCTGGATGCCCGGCTCGTCATCGACCCACACCTGCGCCGCGCGGAACTGGTCGGCCGGATCGTTCCACTGCACCAGCACGGCGGTGTGGCGCGCCTTGGCCGAGCTGTCCTGATACTCGAACGTGCCATCGATGACGTTGGCGTTGGAGTACAGCGCGGCCGCATCGCTCGGTGCATCCTGCGCAAACCCCACGCCGGCGCCGCCCCAGAACACGATGCCGCGGAACACCGAAGCCAGGTTGTGCAGCAGCTGGTACGCCTCGGCCTTGGTCTGGATGTAGACGTTGCAGGTGAAGCGCGGCTCCATGCCGCCCAGCCCATCGGGCACCAGTTGATCGCAGTACTGGCCGATCGTGTACAGCGCAAACTTGTCGACGTCGGCCTCTGCCACGAAGCGGCCCAGGCCGTAGCGCTTGGTGGCCAGCAGGTCGTAGAAGATCCACGCCGGGTTGTTGGTCCACGCGATCTGGAAGGTGCCGTCCCAGACCCCGGTGTAGACGCGCGTGATCGAGTTGTAGTTAGTAGGCACCTTGATGCGCAGGCCCAGCAGGTCGTAGCCGCGCACGGGGATGCGCGAGAACTGCTGCGCGTCGATCGCAATGCCGACGACCGCGCTGTTCGGGTGGCGCAGCCGCGTCGAGATGATCTCGGTGTAGCTATCCCAAAAGAGCTTGTTCAGCAGGAACTGCGACGTCGAGTCCGCGGTGATCCGGCGCACCCGCACGTCCCACGGGGCGGCGCCGGTGAGTGGCACCCGCACGCTCTTTTGATAGCCATTGACCGTCTTGCCGCTCACCGTCTGGCGGTACTTCTCGACGAAACCGCCGCCGGCGCTTTGCACGTCGATCGCGAACTCGACCGAAGTGCCGCTCACGTCGCCGCTGCCGACGTCGGTCGACGACAGCGCGGGGAAGCGCAGGTTCACGCGCACCGTATCGACATTGACGTTGCTCACCGTGCGCGTGATTGAGACCGCGGCCGTCACCTCCACCGCGACGACCTGCTCGCTCTCCTGCGCGGAGAACGCTTCCATCGCTGTCTGGCCCTGCGTGCCGAAGCGCCAGTCGATGCGAAAGTCGGCGAAATTGCGCGTGCCGTTCTGGTTCTCCACCGGCACGCCGTCGAACAGAATCGACTTGAAGCCGTTGACGAAGCCCTGGATCTCGCCTTCGCTAACGAGATCCACTACGCGCGCGTAGGCCTTGCTGCGCAGGGAATCCGGCGCTTCGGTCGGCGTGCGGCCGCCGCCGCCCTTGCCGCCCTTGCTGCCGCGGACGAGCTGCGCCACCGCGGCGCGGTCCGGCGCAGGCGGTGGCAGCGGCAGCGATCCGTCAGGGGGCACCAGCGCCAACCTCCCAGTGAATGATTTCTTCCTCCGGCGGCAGCGGTGGTGGCGGCGGCGGCAGCGGCTGCGCGATCGCCAGCTCCTCCGCACTGAGCCCGGTACTGATCACCGCGCTGCCGACGACCAGGCGGCCGTATAGCAGCGGCACCGGCTGGCCCTGCGCGGTCGTGTTCACCGCGCCGTCGAAGAAGAAGGATGGCTGGTTTTCCGGGCGCTCTTTGGGGCCGGGCGGCGGGCGGGCGAAGAGTTGGACCACGCCACCGATGATGTTGCCGACGCCAGCTCCGATCAGTGCAAGGCCATAAGCGCTCGTCGTTCCGAAGGCAACAAAGCCAACGACGACGAGGACCACGCCAAGGATGATCTGCCCCACACCCGCGCGCTTGGCGCCCGCCACCACCGGCACGATGCGGATCGTCTCGCCATCGCCGC